CGAGCACTTGAATTCGGGGTTGAAAGAGGTTATTCAACCAGCGCGCTGGCTAATTATTTTAAAAAGGTAATTGGCGTCGATACCTTTGATTGGGATTTGGGGGATTCAGTTAAAAGAGATTTCAAAGCCATTAAGAATTTGCTTGAAGATTACCCGAATATCCAGTTAGTAAAAAGCACATTTCAGGATTACATTCTTAAAAAAAGAACCGGAAGATTCGACCTTATTCATGTTGACATAGGCTACGAAACGCATGAATATGACACCACTTATCCATGTGGCGAGTGGGCGGTTCAACATTCTGATTGTGTTATTTTCCACGATACAATAAGTTTTCCAGGGGTAAAACAGGCGTGCGAAGAACTGTCTGAGCAATTCGGGTTTGAATTTTATAATTATAAAGAGCCGATAGGTCCAGCAAGAATTGTATGTGGACTTGGCATTTTAATAAAAAAGCCATGATAGTTTTAATCACACCAACGGGAAGCCGTTACGATCAGATTATGTTATGTGCCCATTACATGAAAAGGCAAACCTATGAAGGTAAAGTTCTTTGGTTAATTGTTGATGACGGAGTTAAGCGGACAACGGATTCTATCACTACTGAATTTAAGTGTAATTGGGAGATCGTAAAATTATATCCAACTCCTTCATGGCGTCCGGGACAAAATACACAAGCCCGCAATTTATACACAGCAACCGAGCATTTAAGGCTAAACTATTCGGAAGATGATATTGAAGGAATATTCATTATTGAGGATGACGATTATTATAAAGCTAATTATCTTGAGGAAATGATGAAGCGATTTGGCGATTATGATATAATAGGAGAGAAAAACACTGTTTATTATAATGTCAAGTGGCGCAATTATTACAGGCATCCGAATACGACTCACGCTAGTTTGTTTCAGACGGCGTTTTCCATTAAAGCATTGTCGCTGTTTGAACAATCGTTAGGCGTTAAATTTATTGATTGTCTATTTTGGGAAAAAGGTGTTAATAAACATCTATTCAATGCAGGAGATTTAGCCGTTGGGATGAAAGGTATTCCCGGGCGCGCTGGTATAGGAATGGGGCATAATAGGAATAGCGGAATGACTAATGATCTAGCATTACACAAATTACGTGAACTGATAGGCGATGACTGTGAATTTTACGCTTCATACGGCAATTTTTCACCTCATAGGAATTCTTTTTTTGATAAACGATACAAATGAACACATTAAACGACGTTACCGGGATAGTTGTAGTACACAACACTAAAAGGCTTATTCAAATAGCCTATGAATCTATTCGTAAGTTTCACCCGCAAATGAAGATCATAATTGTGGAATCTTCCGATCCTTCGGACGAATGTTATTCTTATTGTGTAAGTCTTGCATCTGATTTAACAATGGTTGCGGCCGCAGGGTACAATATCGGACACGGGCGTGGAATGCATGAAGCTATTAGGCTATGTAAGACCCGTTTTGCTTTGATCTTTGATTCAGATATTGAAATGGTCAGTTCTCCGGTACAGGGAATGTTGGATATGATGGAACCCGACACTTACGGGGTAGGATATTTGGAAAAGACCGGATTTGATGGATATGAATATGGGGCAAAGCCTCATCATGCCAAACAGGGATTTATGTGGATGATGCACCCGTATTTCCACCTGATTCAAATATCTGAATATTACAAATTCAATCCTTATGTACATCATGGGGCGCCTTGTTTCAAAGCGGCACTAGATATTCATACGCGTGGATTAAGCAATAAAATACTCAAGAGCTACCCGGGATTAGGACATACCGCAGGCAAAGGATGGTGTTGGGAACCCGTAGAAGGGATATATGTAAAGCATGAGACCGCAGGCACACGCAAGGACAGAGTACGGCGCGGAAAACAGGAAATTGAACAAGGCTGGGAGCGATGAATAAAATAGCTGTTTTGGGATTAGGTCAATCTTTAGACTTATTTTATCCAGGTGAATTTGATTATACAATTGGGGTAAATGATATTTGGGGACGGGTAAAAACGAATGCCGTAGTTTGTTTGGATTCAAAAAGCAGATTCACACCGGGACGCGCGAAGATCATTGAAAATTGCAGGCCTGAAATATTTTATAGTCAAATAATAAATTGGGATACTCATCCCGGATTCAAATTGATAAAATTATCAAAAACATACCCTGAACAAAGTTGCAATTTAAACGGACCGGAAATTAACAAATCACTTTGCAGCCCGTTTGTCGCTTGCGGAATTGCTTATCAACTTCATGCTGCTACTGAAATTCATGTCTTTGGAGTAGATTTTCTTAATCATCAAAATCTCAAAACGATGGCTTTGATACGAATAAAAACACATTTCAAAAATCTTTCCAGAGCATTACTTAACAAGGGTTGCGAATTGATAATTTATGGAGACGGAATTTTAGTGAACAATTAGCTTCGTAAAACGTGCATAAAGTTTAAAATATCCGACTTAAATTTGTGTTACTAAAAACTTAAAACGTTTTGTACTCAAATTTAAACCGATGAAATGAGCAAAGCAATCTTAAAAATTTACTCTGACATAGGAGTTTCGGACGGGTTTTCTGAAATGTTTGGCATGGGAACTGAACCAGTTTCAGCCAAAGATGTTTCAGATTTTCTGGATGAAAATGAATCAGCAAGCGAAATCATTGTTAAAATAAATAGTCGTGGTGGGGATGTTCAGGAAGGTTGGGCTATTTACGATCTACTCACAAACTCAGGCAAAAAAATTAAAACCGTTGGCGAAGGAAAAGTTTATTCCATTGCCACTATAATTTTTATGGCTGGCAGTGAACGCGAGATGATGAAAAACGCTGATGGATTAATTCATAATCCATACATACCCCCTTATACTTTGGCAGATAAATATGAAAGCGATGATCTAATAAAAATCGCCGAAGGTCTTGCACAGGAGGAAGAAAAAATCCTTAATTTTTACGCAGAGAAAACCGGAACCGAATCCAGCATATTGGCTGATTATATGAAAGAAGAAACCAAACTTTCAGCCGAAGATATGTTGAAACTAGGTTTTGCCACTAAAATAATTGAGCCCGTTTTGGCTTTCGCTTATATTAAACCCAAAAATAATTTTATTATGAATGAAGACGAGAAAAAAACGTGGGGAGAAAAGCTTGATACGATCATAGCTAGTTTGAAAAATTTCTCCCGTATTTCTGTTAAAAATGTGGTCTTGACCGATGTTGACGGAAATGAACTGACACTTGAAAAGGAAAGTGGCGATCCTGCCGTTGGCGACGTCGCTTCTCCTGATGGTACTTTTGTTCTGGAATCTGGGGACACTATTGTTGTTGAAGGTGGCGCTGTTACCTCAATAACCCCTGCCGCCTCCGATGAAGATTCTGAACTTGAAGTTGCCAAAGCTAAAATCACTGAGCTTGAAACTAAAATTGCAACTCTTGAAGCCGTTAATGCTGAAAGGGATGCTATTGATGCTGAAACTGAAACCGCCAGAACCGAAGCATTGGCTATGGTTGCCGAACTTACCGCCCTTAAAAATACTTGGAAGCCGAACGGTCGGACAAAAGTAAATACAGAAAACAAGGTTGGAGCAGTTGACCTCAACCGGGTAAGGGAACTTATTGATAACAAACCTAAATCTTAAAAATTATGTCCTCACCTATTTGCGGAAGATTACTCGATTTTGACCTTTTGCATTTCACCGCCGACGAAGTTCGGTCTCTGAATGAAATGGTTGTTACGGCCGTTATAAACGCGCCTGAACTCTCACTATTCCATACCATCTGGACTGGAATTAAAAACGACAAACGTATTGGAATTATCCCCGGAACTTTCGGGCTTATCGGTAAAGCCGCTCAGGGTTGCGACCCAACGGCCGACTGTGTTACCCTGACAGGGGAAGAAAAAACATGGGAACCGAGATACATTGAGTTAATTCTTGACCAGTGTATTGATGATCTGGGAGATACGTTCCTTAAACTGCTTACCAAAGATCATATTGATGTTTATGATCTGACCAAAACGGAAGTATTTGCTTTCATCCTGAATATCCTATCAAGCGATGTGAAAGATATGGTATTTCGCCATGTTTGGTTTGGCGATCAGGATGCCGCAAACGCTCCTGGCGGGCTTATCACTCCGGGTGTAAGTGTTGATTATTTCAATGTTATTAATGGCTTTTTCAAGCAGATCGATACTATTGTTGCTGCTGATCCGTTGCGTGTAACCGCTTTGACAGGGAACGATCAGGCTACTTATGCACTTCAAAAAAGTGCAGCCA